GCTTGAGAGCGAATTTGAAAAGCTGACGCAAGAGGATGCAGGCAGCAGCGAGGCTGAACAGACGAATGACAGGCTAGATGAAGAGTCACTGGAACAAGATAAAGAAAGTGAGACCAGTGGTGATGGTCAGCCAGAAGTTAATGAAGATATTGAGGACAGTTTAAGTACTAAAGACTTAGAAACAGAATTACAAAAGCTAAAAGCAGAAAGAGATTACTTTAAACACGCTCACAGTGCCGACCGTGGCAGAGTAAGTGCATTACAGAAAAAAATCAACGCAATGGAAGCCCAGATGCAGACATTAAATCAAGCCCCTGCGAATCCGACAGGCAGCGGCATGACCGATGAAGCTTGGGCATCTTTTGCACAAACCTATCCTGAGATGGCCGCTGCTATGGAGGCAAGGCTTAAGGATATTGAACAGCACTTTAAGCAACAACTCGAAGCACAAGTGAACTCCCGCTTGGCTGAGGTTGAGCAAGAGGTGCAACCACTCAAAATCAAAGCGCATGAGGACTTTTTACAGCAACAGTTCAGCGTGCTTGGACAAAAGCACCCTGACTGGGAAGAAGTAGTCGCATCCGCCCAATTTCAAGAGTGGATTGGAAGGCAGCCAGCAGATATGCAGGCACGACTAGAGAGTGAGGACGCTATGGAAGCCTCCTACTTGCTAGATGTGTATAAGGCTATGAATGCTGGCAGTCAACAAGCGCAACCGAACCCGTTGCAGGCACAACGACAGCAGCGGTTGCAACAAAGCGTGGGAGTAAAACAAAAAGGCAGTGGACAGGCAGTAGGTGTACCTGATGACTATGAATCTGCTTTTAACTTTTATGCAAGCCAGTCCTAATTGAAAATGGAGGAATAGAAAATGGCAATTACTACTTTTGGTTCAATCGGAACTCGTGCAGCGGCTTTTGCTGCAAAAACCCACCTAGAACATGCGGCACCCATTGAGGTGTTAGCTCGTTTTGGTGACATTAAGCCTATGCCGAAAAACGCAACAGGCGTGATTAAATTCCGTCGCCCAGTTCCGTTTCCTGCAGCAACCACACCTTTGACAGAAGGGGTGACCCCAGCAGGCACGACGATGCAGTATCAAGATGTAACCGTGACACTGAATCAGTACGGTGATTTTGTAGAGATCACAGATGTGATTCAAGACATGGCAGAAGACCCAGTGTTGAAAGATGCTTCAATGATGTGTGGTGAGCAAGCTGCTCAAACAAAAGAGCAAATTTTATGGGGCGTGCTGAAAGCAGGGACAAATAAGTTCTATGGCGGAACAGCAACTTCTGAAGCGACGGTAGGAGCAGGCATGGTGTTGACTCGTGCATTGCAGAGAAATATTACCAAGTCGTTAAAGGCAAATAAGGCACGAAAAGTGACACAGATGATTTCTGCTTCACCCAACTATGCGACACAGCCTGTAGATGCGGCCTATCTTGCATTTTGTCACACAGACCTAGAGGGCACGATTCGAGATATGCAAGGCTTCACCCCAGTTGAACAGTACGGCAATATGAAGGCGTTGCCTTATGAGATTGGTAAGGTGGAAGATGTGCGCTACATTGCATCACCAGAGCTTTCTCCAAATGCGGGTGCAGGTGCTGGTGGTATTGATGTTTACCAAGTTGTCTATGTTGGCAAACACGCCTATGGTGATGTTGCTATGCGTGGCTCAAATGGTGTAAAAATCATGGCACTTACGCCAAATGTCGCACGAGGCGGAGATCCCCTCGGACAAAAGGGAACGGTGGGTTGGAAAACCTATGCAGCTCCAGTTGTGCTTAACCAAGCATGGATGGCAGTCGCCTCTGTTTCAGCTGTTTAGTAAGTAATAAAAAACCCACCGCTTGCGACCAAACAAACACGGTGGGTTAAGGAATGACCATGAATGAGTATAACGCATTTATAAACGAAAAGCGTGCCGATGGTGCGCTTTTTTTATGTCCGTGATTTATGACAGAACGCCTTTGGAAAAGGGCTTTCTGCAATGAATCAACAAAAGGAAAGTGCAAATGAACATTGAGAGCATGACAAAAAAAGAACTCATTGATTATGCGGAAACGCTAGGCATTGATATTAAGTCTCGTGATTCCGTTGAAGAAATTCGTAACAAAATTTATGCGGCGAACGGGGAGGCTCCAGACACCACTTCAGAGAAGCTAGAGGGTGAGATTGCCAAAACAGGTAAAGACCCTGAAGAAGAGCTGACTGTCATTTTTAATGTGGGTGAAGATGGCGACACCACGAATGTTTACTTTGGCATTAACGGCAAACAGATGAGCCTGCCACGCAATAAAGAAGTTAAGGTAAAACGCAAGTACCTTGATATGCTCACAAACGAGTGTGTGGGTTATAAGGTTGTTCAGGAAGTAAACCCTCAAACAGGGCTGATTGAAACCAAGCGAGTGAAAAAGCCTGTTTATACCTTTCAAATTGTGAGCTAACACATGAACTATTTGCAGCTTTCAAGAGAGCTGGCGAAGCTGGCGGCCATCTCGGGTGAGCCGTCGGCTGTTACTAATCAAACTGGCGAGCATAAACGCATTGTAGAGTGGATTCAGCAGGCTTGGGATGAAATTCAAGCATTGCATGATGACTGGCTGTTCTTATGGGCAGAGAAGCCGCAAGAAGCATTATTTGTTGGGCAGTCTATTTATGACAAGCCCGTTGATTGCAATGTCATTATCGACAATTCATTTCGAGTGATTGACAACGGCAATGCCACCGCAGTGAGTTATTTACCGTTTGACCAATTCCGCACCCTCTATCCCAAAGGCAATACCGTAACAGGTAAGCCGCAACAGTACACCGTACGACCAGACGACAGGATAGAGGTACACCCTATTCCCGATAAGGCGTATCTTTACGACTTTGACTACTTTAAAAAAGGCATGCAGTTGCTCAATAACACCGATGTGCCAGCCATGCCAGAAAAGCACCATATGGCGATAGTCTATCTCGCTTTGCGATATTACGCAGAGTATGAAGAGGATGTTAATGTACTGGCATCTGCTGATATTGAGTATAACAAGCGATTAACGCTGATGGTGAATGACCTCCTTCCAGATGTCACCATAAGCTGGAGTTTTGTCTAATGGCAACACAACAGCATACAGTATCGCTCAACGGCGGGCTAGTGACGAATGCCGCCATTGAATCTATCCGAGAAGGCAATGTCATTGCCTGTACGAACTTTGAGCCGACATTGAAAGGTATGGAGCGTTCGAGCGGTTATGAGCGGTTTGATGGTCAACCGCTCGCAAGCAGCATTGCGACAGTCACCAATACCGACGGAACCATTGACGATACAGCAAGAGAGGCACAACGAGCGCTGATTCAGCCAGTGCCAGGAAGCGGAGCAATATTAGGGTTGTTCATGCTCAATGGCACAGTCTATGCCTTCAGAAACGATGCGTCAGGAACCAGTGCCAAGCTTTACAAGTCTTCCGCAGCTGGGTGGGTTTTGGTGACCACACCCACCCTTCAGCCCAGCGGAAAATACCGCACCACAATTTACAACTTTAAAGCCACCGCAGGCACCGCAAAAGTTTATGGTGTGGATGGTGTAAACCCACCGTTTGAGTTTGATGGCTCCACATTTACCCAGATTACTCATGGTGCAGAACCCTTGCAACCTACAAGCATCACCGCTCATGCCTTCCATCTGTTCATCGGCTTTAAAGAAGGTTCAATCATGCACTCAGAGACAGGAAACCCGCTCGGGTGGAATGTCACCAATGGAGCAGGAGAAATTGGCACAGGGGATGCGGTGACCGACCTAAAGTCAATGGTCAATGATGCACTGCTTATCATGTGTAAAAACAAACTCAACATTCTCTATGGCACTGGTGCAGTCGATTGGCAGTCCGCAAATGTAAGACCTTTCCAAGAAGGGGTAGGCGGGCTATCTGATACGGTTCAGCTCTATGGCCAACTTACTCTATATGTTGATGGTATCTCGATTAAGTCCATCCAAGCCGTGACCACTTTCGGCAACTTTGCTCAAGGCAATGTCTCCACACCTATCGAGGACGGCTTAAAGCAAAAACTAGGAAAAGTCATAGGTAGTTGTGTTGAGTACACAAAAAATCAGTATCGACTGTTTTTAGAGTTTGGCACAAATCAAACGGAGGTGATTACACTCTATATCCGAGATGATGGCGTTCCACTATTTGGTCGGCAAGTCCTAGGCTGTAGAGTTTCAGCCATTACCAGTGGTGACAAGACAGACGGATCACAAGGGATTTATTTTGGCACGACAGATGGGTTTGTAATGGCGGCAGAAAGCGGCACATCACAAGACGGCCAACCCATAGAAGCCACGATGTTGACCGCCTTCTCACCCTGTGGCGGACTGACACAACGCAAGCGGTTTAAGCGGGTTCGCATTATCTCAGAAGCAGCTGATAATGTCGTGTTCAATATTAAGCCTGAGTTCGCATCAGTCAATACAGGTGAGTTTAGAAGCACATCGATTAAATCGCTCTTGATTCATAAAAAAGCCGAGCTATGGGGGCTGGCATCATGGGGCGGGTTCGAGTGGAGCGAAACCCTTATCAATATTGGTCGAGCCAGCATTGACGGAAACGGCATCTCAATTGCATTG